CATCGACACGATGTTCGTGCTCTGCCTCGGCTGCAACTCCGCCCGCAAGGACAACCCAGGCTGGGACGACGACCACCCGATACTTCCGGCACCGAAGGCGCCCACCTACGGCGACACGACCGCGAAGTACCTCACCGAACACGGATACCGCGAGGCGACCACCAAGGTCACCGAGCAGCGACCCGCAGCGCCGACCGGCAGCTCGGACCCCGCACCCCGCCAGGGTGTGCGACCCGAAGCGCCGTCGAGCAGCGCGGACACCGCCGCCACCGCGACCCGAGTCTCAAGACGAGTCTCAGACTCGCAGGTCGACAAGAGTCCTCTTGCCGGGTCGGGACGGGACGGGACTGGCTCGGGTAGGGAACGGGACAGGACAGGCAGGGGCGGGCCAGGACGGGCCAGGACGGGACCGGACGGGCTCGGGCATGCCTCGGGCCAGGACGGGAACCACCACCCCGCACTCGGGCCACAGGAGAGACCACCAGGCGCTCGCAGGCGGAGGGGTAGGCGTGGTGCCCGTAGGTCCGGGGGCAGTCATCGTGAGTGAGCTGCGGTGGTGTGGGCATGGGTGCACGGTCAAGGACCGTCACCTCGAGGACTGCCCGGGAGACGAGTGCTGGGGCTGTGCTCCTCGGCTGGCCGAGGTCGGGTGGCTGTGCTCGCGGTGTGCCCGGGTGCTGAGCTCGGACGTCGCGACGGCACCTTCGCTGGTCGCTCATCTGCGGGAGATCGCTGAACCTGTCGTCCGGGTGCTGCCTGCGGATTCGTCGTCGGGTGGTGGATCTCGTCCGTCGGAGCGGTCGGTGATCGTGCCGGCCGTGGAGGCAGCGGACGAGATCGCTGCCGTGCTGGGCTCGTGGGCGCTCGAGCTCGTCGAGCGGCGCGGCGGGCCGGGACCGTCGTGGGCGGGCTGGTGGTGGTCCTCGACATCGACGCGGGTCGATCGCGATACCGGCGAGGCGTACCTCGCGCGTGGCGTGCCGCAGGGGCTGCGCCCGGGCTGGGAGGTCACGGGCATCGAGGCGCTGGTGCGGTGGATGATCCCGCACATGTCGTGGCTGGTGGAGCAGGAGTGGGCGCCGGTGATGCGGTCCGAGATCGGCGACCTGCTGGCCCGCGTGCGTGCCCGGTTCCCAGTCGACGAGCGCGTGCGGCCGGTGACGGAGGTGTTGTGCCCCGAGTGCGACCGCCAGTCCCTCGAGGTTCACCCGCCGGCCTACTTCGGCGCCCCGGTGCAGGTGGTGTGCTCGCATTCGGAGTGCGGCGCCTGGCTCGATGAGCACGAGTGGGACCAGCGCCTGCGGGCGTCGGTCGTCGCGGCGGCCGTGAGCCGGCGCGACCAGAGTCGCGAGCAGCGGGCCGAGGCTCGGCGCCGACTGGTTGCTCGGGCGGTGCGGGATGCGTGACCCGATGGGCCGGCAGTGGTTCCGGCAGGGCGAGATCCCGTCCCGCCTGCCGGCTGTCGCGGCGGGCACGGTCCGGTCGTGGGTCTCGCGTGGTCGCGTGCGCTCGCAGCTCGTCGATGGTGAGCGGTGGGTGTGCTGGGACGACGTCCTCGACGCGGAGCGTGCCGCGCGGACCCACCCCCGGCGCAGGCCCCGGGGTACCCCCGCCCCCAGCGGTACCCGGGCCCCCCTGGGCGACACGCCCCGGGGGGCCCCTGTGGCAGGCCCCCCGCCCCTTGTGCAACACTGACCCCCGTAGGGATACCTGTCCCCACTTCCGCCTCCGACCAGTGGTCGGGGGCTTCGTCATGCCAAGCGAGTCGCGAGGGGTGATCGCGGTGGCGGGTGGCATCCCGGGGCGGACGACGCACTCCTGGCGCAAACTCCAAGCCGCGTTCCGGTCGGACTGCGAACGAGTCGACGCCGCCTGCTGGATCTGCCGCCAGCCCATCGACTACTCGGCGAAGGCGGGCACGCCTGACTCCTTCGAGGCCGACCACGTGATCCGGCCGAAACTGCGTCCCGATCTCGCTGAGGTGTACGAGAACCTTCGTCCCTCGCACAAGGCATGCAACGGCCGCCGCCAGACGAAACCGGCCGAGCTCACGGGGCTCGGCATGACGTCGAGGTCCTGGTGAGCGGGGGCGTGCCGCGGGGGTAGGGGCGTCGGAATCCCTCGGGCCCCGGCCGCGCCCGGGTTGCCGGGGGGAGTGAAGGTTTCCCCCCGACCCCCCTCCCCCCTTTTCCCGCACAGTTCCAACGAAAAGCGGTGATCGACGTGACCGCCACGGCATCCCCGCACCGCACCGTCGTCGTCCTCTGCGGCCCACCAGGCGCCGGCAAGACGACCGCGGCGCATGCATCGGGCCTGACGGTCTACGACCGCGACGACGAGCGCTGGACGGGCGAGAAGATGTTCCGCCGGGCGCTCGCCGGCTTGCGGTCGGATCGCGCGGCTCGGGCGGTCGTGATCCGGTCGGGCGCTACGTCGTCGGCGAGGGCCTCGGCCTGCCGGCTGGTCGCGGCCACGCACTGCTTCCTCCTCGCGGAGGACGAGACGACGCTGCGTGAGCGGGTCCGTGACCGGCGGCGCGCGGACTTCGTGCAGGGCATCGCCGCGGTGCGCACGTGGTTCGAGGCGTTCGACGCCGAGGACGGCGTGGAGATCTTCCCGGGGTGGGACTTCCTGGACCGCACCACGCTGCCGTTGGGCGCGACGTCGAGAAGGTGGTGATCTCGTGCCATCGATCTACTCGGACGAGATCAAGCGCGCGGCCGTCGGCAAGTACGTCGCGGCGCTGAACAACCTCGACCTGTCACAGACGAAGGCGCTCAAGCATGCGGCTGAGGCGATGGGCATTCCAGCGTCGACGATCCGCGGCTGGGTCAAGGCCGGTATCGAGCCGCCCCAGGTCGGCGAGATGGGCACGCCCGGCAAGTTGCGCGAGCAGCTGGACGCGGCGGTGCAGAGCATGTCGTGGCTCGCGACGTCGGACGGGGCGGCGGTCGAGCTGGCTCGTCGGTTCGCTGACGGTATCGATCAGGCGTTCGAGTCCGGTGACGGGAAGAACGTGGTCAAGGCACTGAACCTGGGTCCGCACATGCTGAACGTGCTGCGCGAGCTCGGCGGTACGCCGACGTCGCGGAAGCTCGTGGGAGGTGGTGCGGGTGGCGGCGGCAAGCTCTCGCACCTCCGGTCGATCGCGGGCGGCAAGACCTAAGCGCCTCGGGTCGGAGACGCCGCGGATCTTCACTCCGCCGCTGCGCCCTCTGACACCGGCGACCACGCTGGGGTTCGCGGTTATCGAGTTCGCCCGCGAGGTCCTCGGGATCGAGCCGTTGCCGTGGCAGAAGTGGCTGCTGACGCACGCCCTCGAGCTCCTGCCGGACGGCACGTTCCGGTTCCGCACGGTCGTGGTGCTCGTGGCCCGGCAGAACGGCAAGTCGACGCTGGCGCAGATCCTCGCCCTGTTCTTCCTGTACGTCCGTCAGGTCAGCCTCGTGATCGGCACGGCGCAGAACCTCGACATCGCCGAAGAGGTCTGGCGCGGCGCGGTGGACATGGCGCAGGACGTGCCGGAGCTCGACGCGATGATCAACAAGATCGTCGAGGTCAACGGCAAGAAGGCGCTCGAGCTGTGGAACGACGACCGCACCAGGACCGGCCACCGGTACCGGGTGCAGGCCGCGAATCGTCGCGGCGGCCGTGGGCTGTCCTCAGACCTGTGCATCTTGGACGAGCTGCGCGAGCACCAGACGTGGGCGGCCTGGGGCGCGATCACCAAGACCACCCTCGCACGCGCCTACGCGCAGGTCTGGGCGCTGTCCAACGCCGGTGACGCGACGTCGGTCGTGCTGCGGCACCTCCGGCAGGTCGCACACCTGGCTCTTGGGGACCCGGACAAGATCGCGACCGCGGTCGAGTCCACGGCACCGGACGAGGCGGAGGAGACCGAGCCGTCATCGTTGGGCATCTTCGAGTGGTCCGCTGCCCCTGACCGGGCGGTCGACGACCGTGACGGGTGGGCGGAGTCCAACCCGTCGCTGGGGCACACGATCTTCGAGCGCACGCTCGCGGCCGCGCTCGAGTCGGACGACGAGTTCGTGTTCCGTACCGAGGTCATGTGTCAGTGGCCCGGCCGGGACACGGTGGGCCCGTTCCCGACCGGGGCATGGAAGGCCGGGGAGGACCCGGCATCGGCGATCCCGGAGGATGCGGCGCTGGCGTGGTGCCTGGACGTCTCGTCGGACCGTGGGGCCGCGCACATCGCGGTCGCGGGCCACCGTGAGGACGGCGACGTGCATGCCGAGATCGCCGCCTCGAAGGCCGGGATCGAGTGGGCGCTGGACTGGTTCCGCGAACGCGCGACCCCGGACAACCCGATGCGGGTGTGTGCGCAGACGCGTGGCGCACCGGTGTCGAACCTGCTGGCCGACCTCGGAGCGATCCCAGGCGTCGAGCTCGTCGACTGGTCCGGGCCCCAGCTCGGTGCCGCGTTCTCCGAGCTATGGGACCTCGTGCACGCGCACCTGTGGGAGCCGTCCGAGGACGAGACACCGGACGCGCGGCCCCGCCGCCTGTGGCACCTGCCCCAGCCGGTCCTCGACATCGCTGCGGACAACGCCCAGACCAAGGCCGCCGGTGACGGCGTCGTGATCATCGACCGCGCGAAGTCCCCGGTGGACGCGGCCCCGCTCGCGGCCATCACCGGGGCCGTGTGGCTCGCCGGCCTGCCGCCCGAAGAGGCACCACCGTCCGTCTACGAAGAGCGCGACCTGATGCTCGCGTGATGAAGGGAGGGGCGCGTGCTGATCGCAGCGCTGATCGTCCTCATCGTCCTCAACCTGGCCCTTGCGGGCGGCTACCTCTGGGTGGCCACGAGCTCGCGGAGGTCGCCCTGGAGGCGCCTGGAGGCCCGTCACGTCGTCGCCAACCTCAAGTCCGGGCAGGCAGTCATCGGCGTGGCCGTCGAGCGTCGTCGCGGCGTCCTGGTCCTGCGGAACGCGGAACTCATCGCCGAGGCAGGTAAGAGCACGCCGGTCGACGGCGAGGTCTTCGTCGACGCCACCGAGCTCGACTTCATTCAGGTTCTCTGAGAGGCGGTGACGCATGCCGTTCGTTGTCTCTCAGGGGCAGGTGCGCACGCTGGCTCACCAGCAGCCGATGATGCGGACCTCGATCCAGCTCGCCGAGGGCCTCACGCAGGCCTACGGGGAGATCTTCCGCAAGCAGCCGTCCGTCCGCACGGTCGTGACCTTCCTGGGCCGGAACATCGCCGGTCTCAAGCTCCAGACGTTCCGCCGCGTGTCGGACACCGACCGCGAGCGGATCACGGATCACCCGATCGCCCGCCTGCTCGCCCAACCAGCACCCGGCTCGACCCGGTTCAACCTGTTCGACGCGCTGGCCCGCGACAAGGCGATCTACGACGTCGCCTACGCCCTCAAGGTCAAGGGTGAGAACGGACAGGTCGGCGGCCTGGTCCGGGTGCCTCCGACGTGGGTGCAGCCCCACGACATGGGCCTCCTCGGGGCGCAGCGGTTTACGATCCGCGGCGTCTCCGGCAAGAAGGAGGTCTCCCGCGACGCGCTCGTGGTCCTCGACGGCTACTCCGTGGCGGCGGACTCGATGGGCGAGTCCCCGATCGAGTCCCTGCGCCAGATGCTCGCCGAGGAGTACGCGGCCGGCCGGATGCGGGAGCAGACCCTCCGCAACGGTGCCCGCGTCTCGGGCTACTTGAAGCGGCCGGCTACGACCCAGCCGTGGTCGGACACCGCCCGCGAGCGGTTCAAGTCGTCCTGGCGCTCGCAGTACTCCGGTGATGGTCCCGAGAGTGGCGGCACGCCGATCCTCGAGGACGGCATGGAGTTCGTGCCTGCCGGGCAGGACGCGAAGGCCTTGCAGTACGTGGAGGTCCGCAAGCTCGCCCGCGAAGAGGTCGCGGCCGCGTACTTCATCCCTCCGCCCCTGATCGGGATTCTCGATCACGCGACGTTCTCCAACATCCGCGAGCAGCACAAGCACCTGTACCAGGACACGCTCGGGCCGTGGCTGACCCAGTTCGAGGAGCAGCTCATGGCTCAGCTCTTCCCCGAGTTCCCGGACACCGATGACCTGTACGTGGAGTACAACCTGCGGGATAAGCTCCGCGGCGACTTCGCCGAGGAAGCGACCACGTTGCAGTCCTCCACCGGTGGCCCGTGGATGACCCGCAACGAGGCCCGGGCCCGGCAGAACCTGCCGGCGATCGACGGCGGCGACGAGCTGATCGTGCCGCTGAACGTCGCCGAGGGCGGCCAGGCCTCCCCGACCGACTCGACCCGCATGCGCGAGAACGCGATCGTCATGCTCCCCGCGAGCAAGGCGGCCGCGCTACTGACCAAGGAGCCGGCCCGCAAGGCCCGCACCGAGGTCACCGACAGCGAGCGAGACGACGCGATCAAGGCGCTCACCGACTTCTTCGCCACGCAGCGCAAGCAGGTCATCCGACTGCTCGAGGACGGCGGCGACTGGTGGGACGCCGACGCGTGGGACGACGCCCTCGTTGACGCGATCCTCCCGCTCATCACGGCGCTCGCGACCCGCAAGGGCCGCGCCGCCGCGAACGATCTGGGCTTCCCGCCGGACGACTACGACCAGGAGCGCACGGAGAAGTTCCTGGCCGCCGTCGCGTCCTCCCGGGCGACGTGGATCAACGACACGACCCGCAACCAGATCGAGGACGCGCTCGCCGACCTCGCCGAGGACCTCACCGAGGCCGACGCCGTCGACCACGTCTTCGACGTCGCCGAGGAGGCACGTTCGCTGTCCGCCGGTGCGGCGCTCGCGACGTCGGTGGCCGCGTTCGGGGTGCGTGAGGCAGCTCGCCAGCTCGCACCGAGCAAGGCGACCAAGACGTGGGTTGTCACCTCGAGCAACCCACGTGCGAGCCATGCGGCCATGCACGGGGAGACGGTCCCGGTCGGGCAGCCGTTCAGCAACGGCATGCAGTACCCGGGATCGATCGACGGCGACGTGGACGAGGTCGCCGGATGCCAGTGCGCGCTCGACGTAGAGATCCCCTGACCACCCCGCGAGGGCGAAAGGAACCATGATGCACACGAAGTTCGCGCCTCTCACGGGCGTCAAGGCCGGCCCGGACGACGGGCTCGAGGAGGGCACGTTCACCGCCTACGCGTCGGTGTTCGACAACGTCGACGCCTACGGCGACGTCGTCCGCAAGGGCGCGTTCACCGAGACCCTGGACGAGTGGTCGAAGGGCGACGCGGAACTCCCGCTGCTGTTCGGCCACCGGTTCGACGATCCCGACTTCAACATCGGGCACATCGTCAAGGCCGAGGAGGACGACCACGGGCTGCTCGTCACCGGGCGTCTCGACATCGAGGCCGACACGGGTAAGGCGAAGCAGGTGTACCGACTGGTCAAGGGCCGGCGCATCAACCAGATGAGCTTCGCCTATGACGTCCTCGAGTCGTCCGAGGTCACCGAGGACGGCGAGAAGTTCGTCGAGCTGACCAAGCTCTCCCTCTACGAGGTCTCC